TGTACAACATATCACCCAAAGGTTTACGTTGAACAGTCACAGTGCCCTGAGTAGTACTACTAGTATTCGTCATATTAGCTAGAGCTTTATAGCGAATAGAACCACGAAAACCCTGAAATGCATAGGTAACCCAATGCATCAAAACAGTATTAACGAAATTGTATTCACCAGTATCTCCCGAATCAACACCACCAGCAACATTACCCCTCAAAAACGGGTATGCCGCAAAATTTATATCTGTAGTAACTAAATTACTGCTACTAGCAAGATTTTGATTCAAGGACTCCCTCCTCCACAAGTTGTACCTTTTCAATAAAGTGCGAAAAGACAAAATGGATTCCCCAGTAAAAACCATATTGATCATGGAATTATCTTGCTGGGATGGGCCTAAATTGTCAGATTCAGCTTGTTGAGGCGCAGAAGGTTCAGGTGTGTTTTGGGCTTCAGAAACAATTTCCTCACCCATTTGAGGTCTAAAGACAAATCGTTGAAACGAATCATCAGGTACAAAGACTTCAAAATCATCACCCATAGAAACAAATACGTTAACCTCAATGTTGTTATCCGTTGTACTATTTGGTGTAGTAAGTTCATTAACAATAAACACACCAAGCACTCCATTTCCAGCTTCCTTAGAAGTATAAGCTGTAGTGGAATACATTTGAGTCACAGAGTCGACACAAGGCGTGTGTCGATCGATCAACGTATAAGGTTGACCATTACCGATCTCAATAGTAAAATCCTGAGTATCAGCAATATCAATGACTTCGGTGTAGTTCACGTTGTATTCAGAAAAACGAACTCCAGACATTGCACCAAAGTAATTAGGATCGTAAACAATTTTGAGTCGACCTTTATGAAAGGCCGAACAAACAATTTGAAATCGAAACTTCATTGATCCAGTCCAATACTTGAATGGCATCGCTGCCATAGCACAAGCTGGGAAATGAAACGACACTGGTGAAAGAGAACTTTCTGCCCAAGTAACTGGACTAATTCTTGCATTCCACAAAAGTGTCTCAGGAACTGTGCCCTGATCCCACGAAAACTTAGTCAAATATGACTCCCTTTTAGCAATCTCTTTAATGGCCATAGGATCCGAAGAACCCAAGCCAGCAATTCGTGGATCAATTGACAATTCTTGTTTATCATCGACAGTCAATTTACCTGCAGTATCTGGAACATTGGTAACAGCCAAAGAACTAGTAGGGAATAGACGCATAGGCGATGGATTCTTAGTCTCAGGCGGTCGACAATATCCAAATTGCTTCGCAACCTTCGCAACATTCTCAGCAACAGTTGCTGTGGCTAAAGCGTAAGGTTTAATGGCTGGAATAACAGACAAAGCATTGGACATCTTGGCTACAGCAGTAGCTGGTCCGGATATCATGCCAGTCTTATTAGCTTCATCAATCTCAGTTTCCTCACCCATTTGCGGTTGCAAAGTGGATGTATCAACCGAAGTAAGTACAGACAAGCTAACATCTTCTGCCCACGCGAAGACAGAAATAGTGACATTGTCAGTGGCACCATTGGCATGCAACAAAGTATTCAAAGTTCTGAAATACAATTGTCCCATGTCAGTCCATTCAGCGTCAGGAATAGTCAAGTAATTCTTATGATAGAAAAACGGCAAAACCATCTCTCCACCAGTGGAAGTCGTAGGATCCAAAAAGATGTGAGGCCACTGTGATGCTTGCACCAAATCTTGTGGTACTAAAGATGCTGTCTCAGTAACAGCATCATAGTCCGCAAGGGGCAAGTAAGCACATAAAACACGGCCATACAAGAATCCATTACCATTAATGACGACTTTGACGTGCAATTTCGCACGCAAAAGATTGTAGTTATTGATCCTATTAATCACCCTGGTATTATTAAAATACAAATCCCAGGGATCGAAATCAACACCTAGTGTAGCACCAGTTCCCCATCCGATCTCAGCAATCTTAATGGGACGACTAAAGAAATTCTCTAGAGATGCATCATTAGTGTCTTGCAACATACGTGTAGGATCCATCTCACTATCAACATTGTACGTATAAGCAGGTAGTTGGTCGCGAAAGTGAACATTTTCTTCTTTATCACTATTCATGACCTTCATGACTGAACAATCGGACGTAATACCCGATTGCATTTCAAACACAGGTGGTTCATCCGGAATATACTTCGTGTAATCCAGGAAATTGCCAAGAGGCATATCCAAGAAAACTTTAGAATCTTCATTCAAACGATTATATTCATAGATTAAGCCACACTGCATTTCATATTCATCATCCTTTGTTTGAGTTTCAGCTAGATTTAAAAATTCTCCAACTGGCATTCGAAGTAGACTCTTACAATAATACTCAAGAGATTTCAAATACAAAAACGTCAAAGAACCCTCGCGTGGGGGCTCTTCAAAGGGGCGGTGTGTTGACGCACTGTCTCCGACAGTACTTGTTTCAGCGTCAAACAAGTGTTCGTTGGTACAGGGTTTTAAGTCCCCTGGAAGACTAACTAATTTATTTTGATTAGAAATTCGTTTATTTACAACTTCGGTTAGTGAATCAGCCAACCGAGCGGTGATATTTACATTGGTGGACCAGGCCGTCCCTAAATAGGTAACGTCGTCCAAATACACAAAGCCTAATATATAACATAAAAACATCTACAAAACATGCAATTTATTGGTATCCATATATGTATTCGAGTTTTGATTCGTTCCAACACCCAGATTCAAACTGGGCTCACATTTTTAAGGGTATGTGATGGCCCTATAACTACGATTACTCGTAGTTCTCCTTCCAAATTTGCACCCTCTCGTCAAAGTCACGATCTAGTTCAGTGCACAAATGTGAAATGTTTGCTCTTTTTGCTATTTCTTGCAATTGAGCGCGACG